GCATACGTCACGCGGACGCAGAACAGGTCTGCCGAAGTTTCGATGATGTTGATGGCTTCGCGCATGGCGATCTCCCCTAGGGCTTGATTGCCCCTGTCCCTCTTGTCTATGGCAAGTGTGCTAGGGTGTCAACACCTATTTTCACGCGCGCCATGGCTCGCCGTGCGTCGCGTGATAGGCAACGGCGCAATCGGTCGCGGCGGCGGATATGAACGCGTCGCGGTTAGCGTCGGTCGGATCCGCCTGATAGGCGGCATGCGCGGCGGTCGCGGCGGCGGCTATCGCGCGTTCGATCGCGCGAGCTGTTAGGGCGTCGGGAGCGGCGCGGTAGTCGGCGAAGGTATGCATGGCGGTTCTTTCTCGTTAGCGGCCAAAGCGGCCTAGAAGCCCCTCGCCGTTGCCGGCAAGGGGTGACTAGGCCGCTCCCTAGGCCGCGATGCCGTTACGCGTCAGCGTGAACCGGCGAGCGGTCGCACCGTGCGCGATGATTACGGGCGATGCCTTCGCCTTGCTGGCGGTTCCCATGCAAGCCTTACAGCTCGCGCAGTCCGTCTTATACCCGGCTTCCTTAGACGCGGGACAGATGATCTCGAGCTTATCGGCGATTGCCTCGCTTGCCGTGCGAACACGGAACGTACGCCAGCCGGTCGCGCGCGCCGTGACCGCCTCGCCAGAGCTGTCGGCGCTCGCCATCGTCAGCCGCTTAAAGCCGTCCGGCGCGGTTTTCCATTGATGTGTATAGCCGGTCCAACCGCTCGCCGTGCTGGCGAGGGCGTCCCATACGGCGAGCGGCGCAGCGACCGGATCGCCATAGGATCCGAACCGAACAATCTTGCCGGCAACGGCGCTTGCCGCTTGTGCCAGGGTCGCGCGCGGGTATCGGTCGCGCTTGTACGCGTTATAGACGGACAGGGGAGCGTGAAAGGTTTTGACGTAGCAGGATCCGCCATTGACCGGGCGATGCACGCAATCGCCGCAAATGGATGCATCCGCGCCGCTCTTGACCGCGATATGGGGAGCGATATCGGCGCGTATGATCCAGGACTGGATCATGGCGCCCGTTTTTTCGTTCCGGCTTTTTGTGTCCAAGCCGGTCAAAATGACGACGATCGGCGCGCCGTCGATCGCGCTAGGGCCTTCGTAAATGATCATTTTCGTATGCCTTAATGTGTGATTGGAGCGGCTAACCTAGCAGAATTGCCATAGGTGTCAGGCGCCTTTTTCGCCCCTTGCGTCGCGTCGCGAATATCGTTAGGCGTAGGCCTACGCCTAACCGGAAACGAGATTGTCACGCAGATTTGCTAGACGACAATCTTTTCAGCCGCCGGTTGCGGATTTCCAAAGCACACTTTCAATTGTGTTCAATTGTGGCGAAGATTGTTCGCCGTCCGTTCCAATTGTGTTGAATTGTGGCGGGCGCATTGTCATGCCAGGGGCGCAGATTGTCGCCGATTGTCATGGCGCGGAGGCCGCGTGACAATCGCGGCTGGTCAGTGTGCGCGGGCGTTTGCCGTGGTGCGATTGTCATATTGTCATTGGTTTGGAAGTGTTAGATTTGAAATTAATATTATACGGGTATAAATCCCCCCCATATCGTGGCGGTAACTTGGACTTTTTTCCAAGTGACAATATGACAATCCGAGAGGCCAAACCTAGTCACTGTATGACCAGATGGCCTTTTTGGCGTGACAATCGGCATGACAATCGAAACGCCGCGCAGATTGCTCCGCGCGGCGTTTGTTTTTGGTGGTTTGCGCCAGGGTTAGGCGATGAACAGGACGGTACAGGATCCATAGGGACGGAATTCGATTGTGTCGCCATAGGACGCGCGCACGCCGCGCACGCCGGTTAGACCTACGGCGGCTTTAGCGCGGCGCATAAGCTCCCGCGTATACGCCCGGTTCGCCTTCGCGTAATTTGTCCCGCCGTCGTAACCGTAATGGGTCAGCTCGGGCATCGTAACGCTGGCGCGCCGGACCCACGAATAGTTAGCCTCGCCGGCGAACGTGTCGGTGTATTCGATTTGATAGGTTTGCATCGTGTTTCCCTCTAGAAGCTTGCTAGGGCGCATCTCGCACCCGTTTGGTATGGTGACCGCTTAGGCCGCTAGATGCGCTCTAGCGGCCCTTGCTGGCGGTTTTACAGGTATGCCCGTTTGATGCGGGCGGCTTCTGCCTTATCGGCGGCGACCAGGTTGGCGTTGCGGCCCGGCTGGCGTGACAGTTCAATGCAACGGTCATATCGGCGCTTGTAAGATGCCTTGAGCGCGGCTGCTTCACGCTTGGCCTGTGATGCGATAAAGGACATATCGGTATCTCCTGATTAGTTGACGCCCCAAGCTATCTAGCACATTCGCCATAGTGTCAAGCGCCTTGACGCGCCACCTAGAAACATTTTAGGCAATGTCATTGCCTACCCATATGGCCACAACGTATGCGCCTCCGCTGCCAGGCTATATGGCGCAACGCTAGGCCGCTACGCTTGCAGCTCGCTCGCTGCTACGCTCGCGCGTTAGGATCCATACGCTGCTAGTGACGCGCCGGCGCGCGCGAGGGGGTGGGGGTAGGGCCGAGCAAAAGGCGAATGCGTTAGTGACCCCCCGTGAACATTTTTTTATTTTTTGAAATTTCCGCCCCATCATATATCGTAGCAGCCATGAGCTTCCTGTCCCTCACACACGAACCGCTCACGCTCACCGCCACCGAGCAGCGGCTGACGGCTGTCTACGAGGCTGCCAAGAAGGGTCTGAAAGGCGACCGCCTCGCCTTCGCCGCAGGCATGAAGCCCGCCGACTACCGCCGTCTGGCCCAACACGACCCCCTGGTCGAACTGGCGCAGGAGAAGGGCGCGGCAGACGGCGAGGCAGAACTCGCCACAACCCTCTACGACGCCGCCACCCTCTACAAAGACCCCAAGGTGGCGCTGGACCTGCTCAAGCACCGCCACAACTGGGTCGCCAAGCAGCAACTGGACGTGACCGTCGACGACAAGATCAGCGTCCTCAGGGCCCTCGAACTCGCCAACGCGCGCGTTGACGCCCTGACCATCGAAGGGACAGCCATTGCAGTCGACGAAATATAGCGCCGAGGACGAAACGACGCTGATGGCCCAACTGTGGTCACCCAAGATCAAAAATGACCCCCTCGCGTTCGTCATGTTCGCCTTTCCCTGGCAGCAAGCAGGGACGCCCCTCGCCAAGTTCACCGGACCGCGCATCTGGCAGCGCAAACTGCTCCAGCAACTGGCCGAACACATCGCCTCCAACGACGGCAAGCTCGACTTCGAGATGTTCCGCAAGGTCGTCTCCTCGGGCCGCGGCATCGGCAAGAGCGCGCTCGTCTCCTGGCTGGTCCTGTGGATGCTGACGACCCGGATCGGGTCCACCACCATCGTCTCGGCCAACACCGAGGCGCAGTTGACGACGAAAACATGGCCGGAGGTCACCAAATGGGCATCCATGGCGATCAACAGGCACTGGTTCGAGCCGATCGCCACCCGGATCACGATGGCGAAGTGGCTCACGACCCTCGTCGAAAGCGACTTGAACCGCGACACCCGCCTGTGGGCGGCGCATGCGCAGCTCTGGTCGGCTGAGAACCCCGACGCCTACGCCGGCACGCACAACTACGACGGCGTCATGGTCATCTTCGACGAGGCCAGCGGCATTCCCGACGCGATCTGGTCGGTGACGGACGGTTTCTTCACCGAAAACACCCCGGATCGCTTCTGGTTCGCGTTTTCCAACCCACGCCGCAACACCGGCTACTTCTACGAGGCGTTCCACGCCCGACGCGCGTTCTGGTCGACCACGATCGTGGACGCCCGTACCGTCGAGGGCACCGACCAGAAGGTCTACGAGCGCATCATCGACGAATACGGGGCTGACAGCCCCCAGGCGCACGTCGAGGTCTATGGGGTCTTCCCCAACGAGAGCGACGACCAGTTCATCTCGTCCTCTCTGGTCGACGACGCCATGGAGCGCACCCCCACCAAAGACCCGACCGCGCCCATCATCATCGGCGTGGACCCGGCGCGGTTCGGGTCGGACGCCACCGTCATCGCGGTGCGCAAAGGCCGCGACATCATCGCCATCAAGCGGCACCGGGGCGCGGACACCATGGAGGTGGTGGGCCGGGTCATCGAGGCGATCGAGGAGTACGGCCCCGCGCTGGTCGTGGTCGACGAGGGCGGCGTCGGCGGCGGCGTGGTCGACCGGCTCAAGGAGCAACGCTACAAGCAGGTGCGAGGCGTGAACTTCGGCATGCGCTCCCGGCAGCCGC